CCCGTGGGTTCGTCACGTTTGTCTGACAAAGAGCAAGACATGTAGTTTAGTCCTGTTTCTTTGGCTTGTTTAGTCCAAACAGCAACACGTCTGTTTCCAAATGGCCCCGAATAATCGGGATGCTTGTCGGTTTTCTTATCATTGTTTTGGTATAGCGTCCCGACTTTTTCATAGAGGTCGATAATGTCTTTACCATCTCTGGTCGTGACCATAACAGCGGCCACCCGTTTTTTCTGTCCATTGTCATTGATCTCACCTGTTAGTATGACTCTGGTATTTGGTTCAGAGGAATCAGGTTTGTTGCGTGGTGGGAATAGTGCGCCACGATTAGTATCATCAAATTGCGTCATAGTATATCTCCTTCTCTACTATTGTTGCGCCCAAGCATTTGGGTTTGATTGTGGTGTTTCTGGTTCTTTGGGTTGTTTGTCTGGCAATGTCTTGGCAAGGTTCTTCTTTCTACCATCCTGTTTTGCTTTTTCTTCTTTTGCATTGGAAAGATCGTCAGCATCATCATCAGGTGTTGGCAGTCCAAAAGCCGCACATAGTCCATAGCGTTTGGCATATGTAATACCTGCACCATGCTTTTGTGGATTTGATCTATCCTTTTCTTGCACATGAATAGGTGTACGGCTCACTTGGCTTTCACCAGATTCATGCATCAATATGGTGCGTATGTAATTCACTTGCGGATTGTGATCTAGAAAATCAATCTCTTGTGTGAATGTAAGGCCAAATTGACAAGCACCACGAACAGTATCAATAACCTGATTGATATCTGCATATGTACCCCAGACACCAGAAGCATTCTGTGATGCTGTTGGCCTGGTTTCATGGAAAGCAATCAAGGCTTTGACCAATGTGTCAGGTTTTGATTTGGCAGTTGGTTTACGTTTGTCTTTCGTTTCCGTCATGTATGTTTCTCCTTTCATACTACAAACGATTAGCTGGTTATGTATATTCGCTTTGCTCCTCTCTTGTCACGTTTGACTTCTAGAGCGTTGCAATGCACCTTACGTTCATTGTCAGCTACCAATGACTTCAGGTTTTTGGCGGCAGTTGCATTACGATCTGCCGCTTCTTTTGTTTCTATGTATTCGTGTGCCAGACTTACAAACTCATTGTCAGTGTTAGCATCACGGGCAACCATGTCATTGATTTTGATATAATCAATGCTTGGCATGTCAGGAATATCTGGATTGACTGGTTCAATATTATCTGTCACAGACTGCCAGAAATGTTGAATGTGTTGGATCAATAGCCCTTGATACTCTTGGTCTGCATCTATCTTTACATAATCATGCTTTTGATTACCAAAGATGCACGACAGATACATGGATGATATGGCTGATATCTGCATGTAAAACTGTAGTTGGGGCATGTACCGATCAAGTTGTTTGGTCATGTTTGTTGTTTGGTTGGTATGTTTGCACTCCAAACCAATGCGTTGCCCATACTCTGTAAAGACACCATCAAGCGTACCTCGACATGGAACACCATTCCACATCATGTTGAACACTTCTTGCTCTGATACCTCTACTTGTTTTTTCCTGGCAAACAGTTGCACATTGAATGGCTCAGTGAATATGCCTAGTTGCACTGGCAATACATCAGACAAATCATCTGGTTCTTTGCGTCCTGTTTTCTCCATCCACAGTGAATATAAATCACCATCGACAATTCGGACAGCATCACTGCCACCGATAAATCCAGTTCTATCTTGCATTGTGAGTTCTCCTTTACTCGTTCTTTGTATCAGGTGTTTGCCCTGTTAACAACCTTTCTTTTGCTTTTTTTGGTATACGAATCAACATGTTACCAAGCGCGGCAGGTAGTTCTCCACTATCAATCATTGCTTGTGTTTCTGCGATATGTGCATCACAGCTTTCAAGTGTGAATGGATTACCTGTTCGTTCCTCTATCTCTTTTTTCTTTGGGTTAGCAAGATGTCGATCAATAGACTCATGGTTATGAACCCACTCAGCACTTACTTTGCCAGCAATCTTCGAGACAAGGTGTGGCGAAAACCAGACACGAAACTCTTGAGCAGAACAACAACGGTCAAAGACTTTACCAACCAACAGAGAAAACGTTTCTTCATTTGAAATGCGATTATCCAAACTTTGATTCAATGTTTTTCTAAGTTGTCGATAATACTCTTGTTGTGAGTCCTTGTTATTACGAATATGTTTTGGACAATCATACAATGTTGCCATCTTTTGTATGAATAGCTTGTGTATGATCTGCTCACGTTGATGATGATTTAGTTCCATTGTTTTCTTTCTTCATACGTTCTTTGTATTGTTTGATATTGTACATGACTGTTGTGTGATCACGCTCAATCATCTCACCAATCTCAGGTGTAGAAAATCCACGTTCCTGTAACATGAAACAAATTTTCTGTCGGGTTTCTATTACATGTGGATTGTCTTTACGTCTGCCATAGAAATCAAATGATGATACTTCTTCTTCATCAAGAGTTTGTCTAATCACATCAGTCATTTGAAATTTACGATAGCGTTTTTCTTCAGGTGTTTTTGGTCTGGTATTCATTGAGTATCTCCTCTACTAGTTCTCCTGGGACTATTAGTAACCATTTACGATCTGTCCCACGTTTATAGATTGCTACATCTCTATTTTCTAAGACTGTAAATGGTGATGGAAAGCTAGATTGCTTTCTGTATTTGACCTCGGCAATAAGTTGTCGACCATCAAAATCTAATACCAAATCACCAGAGTATTCTCCACCGAGAGAGCCAGATAATGGCTGTCGTTTTGTGCGAACACCTAATGAGTTGAATAGTTTTTCAAAAAACTTTTCATGATATGTACCTTTGGCTTTGCTTTTACTTACCATGGGTGTTGTTTCCTTACAGGCTTTGCTTGGCTTTTGATAAAGCATTCACGACACATAACTGTGTGTTCTTCTGGTTCGATGTTTGTAAGCAATGCAACCCAATCAGATTCTTTGAGTTTGCATACAGAACAGGTAATAAAGAATTGCTTATCTTTAGAACGCATGATGTATGTACCAACCCCATTGTTGGGCCATTGCATCAGCAATACCTTTGTAGAATCTACTGCGTATTTTCCAACGATCAGCACTTGGTGGTGCATGATGTACTTCTGGTCTAGCAGTTGACCCATCAAGACACCCTGTAGGTTTGAGTTTTGGCAGGTTTCGTAACCAAAGACAGGTGCGTTTCTTTACATTGTCTTTGCCATCATCGGCTGTTTCAAACTGCCATGGCTGGATAGACTGTGCTTGTGGTTCATAGTTTCTTATGCGCTCTTTGGCATACTTGTGCATCACTGGATTCTCAACAGCAATATGTGGAATATCTACATTCCATATGTCAGAGAATAGATCAGCACCTTCATCAAGTTCTTGCCACATCTCATCCAGTGTTTTGCCTGGTGGTGGCTTTGAAAGCCATCGAACACCAGAGTTGCATAACCTTGTACATGGTGGGTGTGCTACGAATAACATATCCCAATCATGATCAACCATTACATCACGCACATCAGCAACAAAGTGTTTGTTAGTTGGAATATCACTGGGTAACACATCACATGACCATGCATCATGCCCAGCACGAATGAATGCTTCACGAACAATGCCAGATGTTTCACATCCAATTAGTATTTTTGCCATCAGTCAATGTCCTTATGTTCAATGCCCAACACTTCTTGAATATGAAACATAGCATTGCATACCTCATTCCACTGTTCGTCATACATAAGATCGCCTTCTGGTATGCAATCTTCACGATAAGTATGAAGCGCATCCCAAACTACTTTTAGTAAATCATTCATTGGTTAGACCTTTATAATTCCAAATCTTGCTGTTGGATCTTTGCTCAATTGTTCTTGATTGCGTTTTAGACGTTCTTCTTTTGTCAAAGGATTTTGTTTTTCTTCTAATGAATATTTTTTTTCTGGTTGTTGTTTTTCTCTGACAAGTTTGCCCGAATATGGAATGCCTGGATTATCAAACCGTTTATCAATTGTACCGTTTATCAAGTCTTTGAATCCTCTATTATTAGCCATTTAGTCCTCCTTTGGTTGGAATGGGACAACACTGTCATTGTTGTCATTTCTGTATTGTGATCGGCTTTTGTGTAGTTTCATTCCAAAATCCATCAGATGTTGTTTGAGATGATACTGTATGATTGCAGTAACACTGCCACCATCATCATCCATTTTGTCTAGAACTGTAGTTGCAGATGCATATACCAATGCAAGTATTGATGGTGTTGTTGGCATTAGTTTGTTGACAATTTCATCAACAACAAATGGTTTGTTTGGGTCAGCAGTAATCTCACGCAGATGATTAGCTAACTCTACTTCAAGATCTTCAAGTGTTGGTGTCATTTGAATTTACTCCTTCTTCTAATTTCCAGACCTGAAAAGTTTTAGGATTGATATGTTGTCGACTGACTAAACGATATTGTTTTTTGTTTTGTCTATTACGCAAAGAGTTATGAACCCGTGCTTGAAGAAGTTCAGTATTACTCATAATTATGCAATCACCATGTTTCATTTGATCTAACGTTTCTTTTAATTCTGCATGTTTGCCTCTGTATTTTGGAAACGGTATTTGTTTGATTTCATATTTAGTCATTTGATTTCCTTTCTGTTGGGCGATTGACCACAGCACCCGCCCTCACACGGGCGGGGCGGGGCTGTGGACAACGCCATTACTCTGCGGCAGTTG